TTAGCTGGCACTGTAAACCTCTTTGGCGCGCAACGTGAACGCCTGGACCATATTCGCCGCCAGCTCTTTAAACACGCGGCCAAACGCCAGTTCAATCAGGGCGTTGGTAAATTCGAAATCGAGATGAAACTCGATCCGGCAGGCGTCGGCACTGAGCGGAACGAACTTCCACCCGCCCATCAATTTTTTGAAGGGGCCATCCACCAGATGCATCAGAATGCTCTGGTTATCGGTCAGCGTGTTGCGGGTCGTGAATGTTTTGCTGATCCCGGCTTTGGAAACATCCACCGCCGCCGTCATTTGCGTCGGGCCTGAGTCCAGCACGCGGCTCCCGGTACATCCCGGGATAAACTGCGGATATGACTGAACGTCATTCACTAACTGGTACATCTGTTCCACACTGTAAGGGACAAGCGCAGTACGACTAATCTGAGGCATAACATTTTTCCTGATCAAACAACCAACAAATAATAACATTTATCCCCTGTTAAAAAAACGCTGAGCCTCATCTCGTGCTAATATAGCGCGTTAGACCTCACAGGACGCAATGAGGTGACTTTTTGACATCAGATTACCTACGGCTTCACGACACTTATGACGAAGAAAAAAGCACATAAACCTGGCTCGGCAACCATTGCGCTCAACAAGCGTGCCCGCCACGAGTATTTCATTGAAGAAGAATTCGAAGCTGGCCTGGCGTTACAGGGCTGGGAAGTTAAATCGCTGCGTGCGGGTAAAGCCAACATCGGTGATAGCTACGTGATCTTCAAAGACGGCGAAGCCTTTTTGTTTGGCGCGAACTTTACGCCACTGACGGTCGCCTCTTCACACTACGTTTGCGATCCTACCCGCACCCGTAAGCTACTGTTGAACAAGCGTGAGCTGGATTCCCTGTTCGGGCGCATCAACCGCGAAGGTTATACCGTGCTCGCCCTGTCGCTGTACTGGAAGAACGCCTGGTGCAAAGTGAAAATCGGCGTGGCAAAAGGTAAGAAACAGCACGACAAGCGTAACGACGCCAAAGACCGCGAATGGCAGGTCGATAAAGCGCGCATCATGAAGCACGCAGGCCGTTAATTTCAGCGCACTTATTGAGCGATTCAATAAGTTAGCGTTCCGGGGTGGTATCCCGGCTACGAGTTCTGGTATACTTGCTGTAACACTATTGGGGCTGATTCTGGATTCGACGGGATTTGCGAAACCCAAGGTGCATGCCGAGGGGCGGTTTGCCTCGTAAAAAGCCGCAAAAAAATAGTCGCAAACGACGAAAACTACGCTTTAGCAGCTTAATAACCTGCTAAGAGCCCTCTCTCCCTAGCTTCCGCTCTTAAGACGGGGATCAAAGAGAGGTCAAACCCAAAAGAGATCGCATGGATGTCCTGCCTGGGGCTGAAGTGTTAAATCTAATCAGGCTAGTTCGTTAGTGGCGTGTCTGTCCGCAGCTGGCGTGCGAATGTAAAGACTGACTAAGCATGTAGTACCGAGGATGTAGAAATTTCGGACGCGGGTTCAACTCCCGCCAGCTCCACCAATCATGATTGGACGGTGATAGGACATCACCAGCAATAACAGGAAGTTAGCAGTCTCAGCAGGACACCGACCAGACGGTGAGGGGACAAAAAAGGATACGCAAAGGAGCCGCGGCTCCCGAGTGATAAAAAAGCCCGCATTAGCGGGCTTTTTTATGAGCTTTTCTACACCGGCCTATCATCCGCGTCTGTACTGTTGATAAAGAACGTCACCCTGCCCATGACCTCGACCTCTTCCGCAGCTTCGCCTTCGATCGCTTCGCCATCATCCGTAATTAACGCCCGACCCATGACTCTTGCAAACTGAGTGCGGCCACCACTGAGGATCAGCAGAACCTGATTGTCTACCAGCCTGGTAACCGGCTCGATAACTGCGAACCCGGATGACGTCTCAAGGATTCTGCTGTCGATGCCTATGCCGCAGATTGTTTCTGGACAGAGCCTGCGCTCAACGTAATCTGTCGCCGGTGAAGGGAACCCCATTACATGACCCTCCCCATGTTTCTCATCATCCATAGACGGTTCTGGCTGTCGTCCGGCGTCTTGTCGACGAAGAACTCCTGATAACGCTCTATCCAGTCGTTGGCGTCGTCCGGCGTGAAATGCCAGTTCCGTGCGCGTAACTCACGGATGAAGTCATTCGTGCGAAGGCACTGATAACCCTTAGGGTTTAGCTGTATTGCTGCCGTAAATGCGGCATTAATGTCCTTTAATCGGGGCATGATCTGCACTCCTTTATACTGTTTTTATATACAGTAGTTTCAAAGGGAGTGCAGATCAATGCGGTGACGCCTATCAATATCAGGCACTGACGAAACCAGGCTTAACTGGAGCGAATGCTCTTGATGATATTCCTGGCGATCATGTTGTGCCCTGTGTCGTTAGGGTGAAGGCTGTCGGTCGTGAAATACGCCATGTTGTATTTATCGAACAGGTTAAAGTTATCGATAAACGCCACGTTGTATTTCTCGGCAGTCTGCCGGATCGCCTGCACCATGTCCTGCATGGAATAATTACCGGCCTCCTTTGCGGGGTTTGATGCCATAAGAACTGGCGAACACCCCTGAGGAATCAGCGACAGCATTTTTTCAAGCTGGGTGCGGATCTGGGTTGGGCTTTTCACCTGATTAGATTCGCGGTCGTTCACCCCCACCTGGAAAAAGGCAAACATGTCTTTGTCATCCAGGGCAACGCCGTCCTTGAAATTATTGTTTGTTGGATATGTCTGACTGCTGCTGTTGAAGGTTGTCAGACCTTCCAGATACAAATAACTCACCGAACTTTGGTATGGCACAAAGACTGTCTTGAGTTTTACCGTTTGCGTGCCAGCGGGGATCGTCACGATTTTGCTGTTCTGGTAACCAAACGGGACCCCCTGCTCATTTGACGATGTGTGGAACGTTTCAATGGCCACGCCATCGGCCAGTACCTGCACATCACAGGTTTTGTCTGTCGAGGAAAAGTAAATTGCGACGCGGTCATCTGTTGCCGCTGGTTTTAGCGTAATTTCCCATGACCCGGTGTTGGTGAACGAATATTTGTAGCGCATGCCCAGGATCGCATTTGGCTCCGCAGACTCAACGTATTCATGCCCGCCGGTTCCTACAAATGTCTGGCTGAATCCCGGCATATTTTGTGGAGGATAGGGTTTCGGGCGACTCAGAACGGCCGGGAAATTATAAGCTGCATAGCGCTCAGTAGTGGTGCCGATAATACCCTGGTTCTTTATCCGAACGGTTTTCGGGAACAACAGCGCCTCTATGCGGAGCTGCTGATTACCGGTATCACCGGAATGTTGAATCGCGCGAATTGTAATTGTTCCATTTGTGACGAACCCAAACGAGTGGGACCGACGGGTATTAAACGCCGCGGTGGCATCTCTGGTAGAAAATACGCCCTGAGATACACCGTTAACCAGCAATTCATAATCGGCGCTGTTCGGCAGCTGAGAATATACCAGGCTGAACTTGCTTCCCGTGAAGTTGAAGCTCAGCGATGCCGAAGCCCCGGCTGACACGGTTATTGTTCTGCGGGCCCCAAGGTACGGCCCCGTCGCATTTGTATCGATAACATCCGTGAAGCTTCCTGATCCCACTACAGAATAAGCACTCCCGTACGGGAATTCGTATTTATCCGTCACCATTTCACGGATTGACTCACCGCTTGGCGAGTAGCTGTGGTTTGAGAAGGTGGTGACAGTATTGGCACCAAGTATCCCGGCAATTAAACGCCCCAGCTGATTGACATATGATGGCGATGTGGCGTTATTCCTCGGATCTGAAAGTGTTCCGTCCCGCGTTCCGCTGGCGGCTGCGCCAGTAGAGCCAGTGCCCCAGGTGATGGAGTCACCGATAAAAGTGATCTGCAGTTCCTGAATTAGTGGGTCAAGAAGCGCGGAATTCAGCTTGCGGAGCTGCGGCCCAAATTCAGCAAAGAAGCCTGAGTTGATGTCCTGCAGTACAACATCAAGATTTGATCCCTTTTCAGTTCCAATCACTCCTGCTCCACTCGTCGATGTGATCACCTGTCGCAATGCAGCATCGCCTACACTTACGAAATGAGTTAAATCATTAACCCATGACGCAGCGTTATTCCCGGTGGTAGTGAACGGCGGGGTAGTGGAGGCATTAAGTTTCCAGAATTCATTTTCATAACGAATAATCTGGTTATAGTCCTGAATGGTTAACGGCCCGGAAGTATATTCACCAATAAATTTATAACCTGAGTTCTGAATAAAATAGTCAAACCGCTGCTGCTGGGAAAGAAGCTGAGCGATGAAATCCTGCTCCGCCCCCCACAGAGTTTTCCTGTTTCTGCCAAACCGATCCTTCCATATTGCTTTTGTAATATCGTTTAGTGCGAAATCCATATTCTGGGCATTATCAAAAAGGTCTTCCGGGCCAGTTGAACCCAGTGGTTTATTTGTGCCGTATATAGTCATTTTTGCTCCGGGCATAAAAAAACCCGCCGAAGCGGGTCATAGAACTTTGAAATATTTTTAAGCGGCGTCGCCGGGATACGTGGCGTCGTCATAGGCATATTTTCCGGGATGGTACTGGATGGCTGTTACCTGGCTGATCCCGTCATTGCCGGGAGATATCTCCCCCACCAGCGCGTCATACGGGACACGCACAGATGAGCAGAACAACAGGCGCGTCGGCTCAATGTATGGGTCGTCCATTGCCCATAACTCCGGCTCCAGCGCTTCGCTGTATGGAACAGAGAGGGTGAAGTCGTCAATGCGCGTCGGCACTAACATTGTCGAGGCCCTGCCGTCCTGGTGGCGGATAATCACGCGTGCATTATCAAACGACCAGTCCGGCGGCTCGCTGAGCGTCAGGGTGATTTTGCTGCTGTCATACTTCATTTCGGTGATCAGGCAGCTCAGTGTCTGGCCGCCGGGGATATCGTCGGCCATTACAATACGATCCATGAACTCGTAGCAAAGCGCATCCATCTCGGTTGAAGTGGTGTGCTGCAGGCGCTGCAGCTGGTAGCCCAGCAACCGGCGCATGCCGATGCGATAAGCACGGTCCTCATCCAGAACGCCGTCCAGCGTGTAGTCCTCAACTTTCACCGGAGTGGGGGTGCCAGGAATGCGACACTGCACGGTTTCCTCTGCCCAGGTGGTGCCGTTGATATAGGTCACGTCCACGCCGTCGTAATCGTCCTGCGACGGGGCTTTGAACGCGGTCTGCAGTTCCTCGGTGGTTTCCTGCGGGGTGATCATGCCGACCCAGGGCTTAATCCCTTCCCTGCCGGCAGAGGCCAGCCCATCCGACAACAGGAAGTACCCCATCCCGGCGTTGGTGATTTTCTGCAGCACCTCGAGCGCTGATTTACTCTCACCGCTGGCCCAGTCAAACTTTTCGCCGCGGGGGGTCCAGTAAGTTTGCTCCAGCGCGTTAATCGCCGCCGTGTCAATCTGGCTGGCGGTGAACCCCAGCGACTCCAGTACGTGGTACAGCGCGCCGCTGATGCTTCGTGCCGCTCTGCCGCCGCTGTAAATCCGCGTTGGCGTAACACTTATCCGGCGATCGGACATGGCCGCCAGGCGGTTCCCGGTGCGTACGGTCAGGGCCATGGTGGTGACGCCCTCGTACTTCGTGGGACGTTTGCTCAGTCGTGAGCGCAGCGCCTGCCAGAACACCTGGTCACGTGTGCTGCCCCCCTTGACCGGCTCGGTGCGTCGCATGCGGATCTCATACTGTCCGGGAGACACGTTGTAGCGGTGCGTGAAGCCGATCTGGTTTTCGGTGCTTCGTGAATAGAACGGAGACTGCTGCTGCCAGGCGGTAGTGCCCACCTTGCGATACTGGATCACCAGGCGTACCGGCATGGAGCGCTTGTTTCCTTTATCGGTGTAACGCACCAGGCCGCTCTGGAAGTTGATATTAACCTCGAAGGCGTCCAGTGTTTCGCCATCCGGGCAGGCGAGGAACGGGCCAACCCACTCGTAGTCATCGCTGACACCCGTCACGGTGGCATCCAGTAGCGTGCGCTCGGTGAATCCAGGCCAGGATGGGTCAGGCGTCGTGATAGTCTCACCTGCCGGGCCAGTGGTGACCGTTATCCGCTCAACCGTGACCGTCTGGCTGTCGATAGCCGTTATGCGGAACTGATTTCCGGCCAGCCCCAGAGAGAAGCGCTGAATGCCCTCCGGCAGCCCGGTAAACGGCGTGCCAGCAGCGCTGTTGTAGGCCAGAGTGACGTGCGCCCTGACTTCAGCCGTGCCGCCCGCTGACTTCACGCCTGTCGTATTAACCGGGGCATCCCCAAACGCAGACGCGGGTAACGGGCTGTTCGTGATGGATCCGCCAGCGAACGGGCTGCTGGCCTCACCGATTTCGAGACGCCCACTGTTATCGCGGGCGACCAGGCCAGAGCCTGAGAGCTGCGCCGTGATGGAGGACACCAGGCCCGACATGGTGACGTAATTGGTTACCAGCGATACTGCGTAAGTCGTGCCCTGCCAGCTGATGCTGAACGTCACCGGCGCGGTGCTGAAGTCGTAGGTGGTCGGCGCGGCGCTGGCAGTTATGGTTGCGGCACTGCCACCTACCCCCGGCACTGCCGGAACGCCCGGGGCATAGCTGGCGATCACCAGGTCATAATCGTTGCCGTTATAGTTCAGCGTCAACGGCATGCCGACATAGGGGGCAAGTTCCTCTATCACGCCATAAATCACGCTGTAACCGCCGGACGACACGACCGTATAAGAGTTGGGGGCCAGCACGGTGATCACCGTCCCGACGGTCCATGAAGGAGGAATTTCCTCATCCCCGCCGGATGCCGATACGTCAACCAGGGTGATGGTGTTGCCGGACACGACCAGCGCATCCGCGATGATACTCACTGTTTCCGGTCCGCTTGAACCCAGATCCAGACCGGCGGTACCGGAACCGGTATTCCCCACCTCTGGTGAGTTGAACCAGTTTTCGGTTCGCGCGTCGCCGGATACCGTGGCGCCAGGCGGATAGAGGGTGTAACGCACATCGGTACCGAACGCGGAAATCGGCGTATTGCCTATCTTAATGTCTGACTGATTAATCACCATGTCGCCGACACCCACGCACAGGAACATGCTGGTTTCCATGCTGGTCTCGTTCACGAAACGACTCACCGGCTGCATCACGTAATCAGGCCAGACCCGGTATTCCCCGAAGATTTCCCGAATGGGGTCACCCAGTTTCGCCGCGTTTGCTTTGGCGGGGTTGAGGTCAATCTGATCGCCGCTCGCCGCCTGCGCGCCACTGCCGCCGGGCTGAGACATGGTACTCATCATGTAGATGCTGTACGCCGCAGAAGCGACAGCCACACTGACGGCAACCCAGAGCGCGATTTCAGCACCAGTGCCGTAGGGCACCGGGAACATCCTGACATCGGTTTCACGTTTGATGACGCACAGCGGCCACTCTGCTGGCGGAACGGGTACGCCGTCGATTTCAACCGCGACCGGGTGCTGCTGCTCCGGCGTCCAGTCCTGCACGTTCTGCGCAAACCAGGCGCTGAGCGTCATGGTTTCGTGTTCGTGCTTTTCCAGCGGCTCTCCTGGCAGGCGGGAGGGGTAGATTCGTATCGTCACTGATAATACTCCACGCGGACAAAGCGGCGCGCAAATCGCGCCAGCGGCAGGAAGGTTACGTTAGTGCGGCGATTGCACTCAGCGGCGCGCAACTGGCCGTCTATCTCGACCACGATGGCAACGTGCGTCACCACTGAACCGGAATAACAGACAATGCCCGCGCCAGGCACAGGCTCGCAACGCTGCAGATCAACCATCAATCCGCGCGCCTCCCGATCGAGGCCGTTATCATCCTTTGTGACCCCGGCAAAATCAGGCCATGGTGCCAGGCCAAGGTCGCGCCTGATTTCATTGACGATGCCAAAGCAGTCCAGCGCGGGGTAAGCGCGCCCGCCCTTCTGCCACTCGACAGAACGGTATTTATCAGGATTGAACATGGTTATTTCCTACTGGAGGTAACGGAGGCCAGGGAAGTACGGCAGCGTGTAGCGGTAGCGTGGCCACGCAGTATCAAGAATATTCATATAGCCGGCGGTGATCTGCACCTCCGTCGCCGTCCAGTACCCTTCTTTAATCGCCAGGGTAAACGGCGGCGTTGCGGGTGCTGAAAGGTCGGTCGAGACATACCGTCGGAAAGTCATGCTGGCATCGCTAAGGCTGTCAAGCGCGTTGCGGATCGCCGTTGAAACCACGCCGTCGATATTACTGATGGCGAATTTCAAATCCTGGGTGCCATCGGAATTTCGTGCCGGCAGCGCTACGTCGATGGCTGATCCAATGAAAGTTGCCTGAACGCCATTCTCGAGCGTCACGGTGACATCATCCCATCCCCGGGTCAGCCAGTATTCGTTACCGCCGACGGTGATCTGCACCGTGTCGATGATGACTTCATCACCTCCACTGGCATAAAGCCTTTTCAGAACTGGACTGGTCATGCTTCAGGCCACTCCCTGTTCAGTGCCAGATCGATGATATCAGCACCCGTAATAAAGCCAGGAAAATTACCCCACCCAGGAGGGAGTAATGGTCGTTCATACAGTTCAAGCTCAGCTGAGTAGCGCCAGAAGTTTCCTCCCTCCAGATCTGGGCCCTGGTAGATATCTGTAAACCGGCAAACTTTTGCAGCCTCTCCACCCGGCGTGCGCAGGTTCATGTTGAACCAGGCTGCGCCATCGGTAATCGCATCGCGGTACCAGGCCTCAAATGCCTGAGCTTCAGAATCAGTCAGTAGCCAGGAAACAGTGGCAACAGTTGGGGTTGAGGTGTAACGCCGACGCTGTCGCGCGCGCCCGCTGGTCATTTGCGTTCTGGCTATTGGACTGACAGGGCGCAGCCCATAGCCTTCCTGTAGAGGTACAGGTAATGCGTCATGCGGATAGTTAATGCTGGTTGAAATAGCCATCAGCGTTTTTTCCTTCCTACTGCCCACCCGCCGTTAAGCGCCTTGGATGCCTTTCCCGTTCCGGCGGCCAGATCGTTGGTGGTCATCTGGTAGCCTAATTTCGCGCCACGCATCACCGCGCCTTCGATGAGAGTAAGGGTGCGCTGGTCGGGATCGCCGTGAACTTCCAGGGGAATATTGATGTTTGGGGCCTGACTGCCAGTGGACTGTCTGCCAACACGGTCAAGCGTGGCATCCAGTTTTGCGCTGGTTTTAGCCGTGGTTACACGCTCACCTTTTTGCAACAACCAGGTACCTGTTTCAGGAACGGCGTCCACGCCATCGTGAGCCATCCCGGCAAGCGATGATGCTCCGATAGCAGCAACTAAAGGCTCAGTAACTGCAGCGGCAGCGATCATAGCTCCCGGTGCCAGTTCTGGACCGATAATAGGGATGGCAGCAGTAGAGGCATAGGCAGCAAGTTGAGCCTGTAGTGATGTAGCCTGTGCATTGCCTAGCAGAGTTCCTGCAGCCGAAGCTTGCGCGGTTTTTCCAACTAAGAGCTGAACCCCTTGGTAAACCAGCCATTGAGCAGCCATCTCTGCAAGAGTTTGTATTACGGTCTGCCCAAGCTCAGAGAATATATTGCTGAAGAAATCACCTAAATCCTCTGCGCTATATATCAAGTCTTCCAGGTTATCAGCCAAAGAAGAAGTCGCACCACCGAGAATGGATGTCATTCCATCAGCAGCCATTTGATAATAATCGGAAGAGCTGTCAGCATAATCATTTAATGAATCAAGGATGCCATTCTTCCAGTCTCCCATTTGCTCATCGGATTTTTTATAATAGTCCTCCTGAATTTCTAAACGCTCGTTAAGTGCAACCTGAAGGGCTTGCGTTTGTTGGTCATAAAGGGATTTACTTATTTTATCGGTTTGAAACTTATTCTGAAGTTCTGCCTGCTTGTCCAGAAATTCGCTCTGAATAGCCAGCATCTCTTTCATGCGCTGCCGAGTTTTATTGCCCATCCCGGCCCCGACAAAGTCAGCATCATTGGAGGCTTTGTCGTTCTGGTTTTGGTTACGCAGATTGGCAGCGAACTCAGCGAGTTTTATATTTTCTTCATTGGCCTTTTTTAGTGTATTAAGCCTGTCTATCTCCGTAGCCAGCTGTTCCAGACGCTCTTTCTGCGCTTCATTTATCCCGGTCAGCTTCCCTGAGGTGAAGTCAAATCGAAGCTTCTCAAGCTCGGTTACTTCCTGATTTTTTTTACCTGTGGTATCAATCAGTGCGATCTGTCGCTGATAACTCATCTCAAGAGATTTGAAAGCTGTCTCAAGTTTTTTGGCTGAGGTATCAGCAGTTGGCTTCCCGTTTATTTCGCCTTTACCAAGGCTGTAATCGCCACGAGATGCAGGCAAAGATCCCACTGTGGCTGGAGAGAGAGGAAGGTTGTTTCCTGTCTTCATGATAGAAAGTCGGCGCTCAAGTTGAGCTATTTCCGCTTTTTTTCCATCAATGTCCATGCCAATTCTGTTGAAATTGGCAAGAAACCCCTGATCCTCAACATCAGCCCTGAGGTTATTAAGGCGCCTCTCAATGTCAGTTACGGAAGCCCCATCGCTGACTGCTTTACCGCCTTTATATAGGTCTATAAGCTTACCGGCTTCTGCTCCAACCTTAACGAGCCATGTGGCCAGATCGACCACTCCTCCAACAAGATTGGTTAACCCTTGGATGACATCCTGGTCTTTGAACACATCACCCATATCTGTGATGGCGTTCTTCAGTCCTGACAGATCCACACTCGCAAGACCCGTCGCTATTTCAATTTTTACGCCATTGACCTGAGTCTCCATGTCCTCAAATAAGGCGTTAATTTTTACAAGCTTCTCAATATCGGCGTCGTCAGGAGCCACCCCAAACTGTTTCGCCGCATCCATATACTGACGAAGCTTGTCACCTCCCTGATCAAGAAGCGGTAACAGCTTGGAGAGATCATTCCCGAGACTTTCAAGGATCGTTGTCTTTTCGGCATTGGTGTTTATCTTGCCCAGCGCATTGCTAATAGCCAGTAACTGCTTGTCTGGAGATTCACTGGCTAACTTCTTGGCAGATAAACCAAGGGCATTTAGCGCATCTACAGCCTCACCAGATTTATTGAGTACCGCATCACCAATCTTATCGCCAATATCCTTAAAAATGTCGGCCATCTGATCGCCAGAAACTCCGGCCTTTTCTGCTGCGTACTGCCAGGAAAGTAAAGACTGAGTGGACATGTTAAGGGATTTAGCCCAACGGTCTGTTTCTGCAATCTGCTTAGCGGTGGTTTTAAGCAGGTTATAACCCGCCACGCCAGCGCCGATAGCTGCAGCACTGGCAGCCGTTACAAATCCAGTAAACGCTACAGCAGCTGCGTTCGCATCAGCTTGCACCTGCTTCCGCCATTTTTGTGATGCTCTTTCAGCCTGACTAAGACCAGAAACAAACCCACCTACCTTTGCGATTAGGTCAATTGTAAGAACGCCAAGTGACTTACCGGCCATAGATGCTCCAAAAATAAAACCCGCCATTCGGCGGGTTTTTGTGGCTTTACTTTAGCCCGGGATAATCCGAGACATTAAAATCAAAGGATCTAACTCCATATTTATAAAACTCTATGCCAATCCTGATTTTCTTATTTTCCTTCATGTATTTTTCAAAAGCGTTTGCATTCTTAATAAAAAGGGCATTATGCACACCAGGCGACGCGCTTTGCGCCTCCCATGTTCTGATATCCCCTGCTTCCGATCGTGTTTGAATTGAGCATGACCGACTGGAGCAAAGCATGAAGCCTTTTTCTATTGATACGAATGCCACTTTTTCTTGGGGATCTTGTCTTATGACAATTGTGACTTTAGCCCCTCCATCAACACTATAAGGGAAATCAAAGACCGCACCATTTAAAGATATGTTAGACAAGTAAGGCTTAATTTCATCTGTCATCTCATCCTTAACCGACCCTTTCTCCCAATTTTTTTGGGGCTCATCAACTTTTGCTGTTTTAGTTTCGACATCAGTCGATGTAACGGCATTTCTTTTAACATCAGGGCTGCTTTTATCAGCTGAAACATCATTATTTGAATGTGTGCTTCCGCTGTTTAGGTTAATCAAAACCACGATTAACGCTAATACGCTTAAGATAATGATGATAAGCATCATGCATCCTGAGGGGCCTTTTTTACGTAAAGATACAGGAGACCCGCATTTTGGGCATGCAACTGCTTTAGTAGAAACCTTTTCGCCACATTCTTTACAATTTATTAATGCCATTTAACCCTCCTTTTTTTAGTTTTTGAAGGGTATCAGGGAATGTGCATCAGAAAAACCCGAAGTTAAGTTAGAAGTTAAACATCAAACTAACGGCACTGGAATCTTATTCACGCCAGGCTATGCCCACTCCTGCATAGCCTGATCCAGTGAAATGGCAGGCTCGTTAATGTGTGGGGTGAAATCTGTTACTTTAAAATTAGGTGAGTCTTTTCCGCGGTTGACGTTTGCCAGCACAGAAGAAATAAGACCAGCGGCCCACTCAGTACGCATCATCCCGTTGAGGCTTCCAAACTTTTTCCGATAGAGGATCCAGTCACGATATTCGGTGATGCTTATTCGCTCTTTTGCCTCGGCAATAGTGCGGCCGCCAATCCCATTGAGAACTAATTCACACCAGAACTCGTCGTCTGCGCTGAGTTCGTCTTTCCCAAGTCGTTCACCTGCTGGATGGCTATAAGCAGTGCTACGGTGAGTGCACCATCAAGCGCACCACGTTCCGGGTCTGCTTCGCCAGTAATATCAGCGACGGTGAAAACAGGATTACCGTTTTCATCGCAAATAGAAGATGCGATGCGCCCGGCGACACCATCGATTTTTCCAGCAATAGAAAGAACGTTAGTAACCGCATTGTGATAACCCATTGGTCGCACATATACGGTCGCCGTTAATTCCTGATCGCCCTGCTTCCAGGTGATGTCCTTCTCGACAGGTCGGCCAGTAAATGCACCAGCCTGCTTTAATGAATCCATAGTAAGTTTCATGATATTTCCTGTAAGAATATTGATGAGCGGGGAACATACCCCGCTAATAATTAACTACCAGCCTGAACCTTTGGCACCCAGACAGAAGGACCTGAGCGCTGGACCGTTGCGGAGGTGGAGACCACAGTGTTCGCTGCAAAGTCGAACGGGAAATCAGTCACCTTACCTTTGAAAACAAACCAGGTGCGGTCATCAGGAAGTGAAAGGCCATCAACGGCATCAGGGTCAGCGCCAGTTGCAACGGTTGGCTCTGATTCGCCGTCAGCCCATCCGACAGCCCAGGTCAGATCATCCTGGTTATCAGATTCAGCCAGACGATGAAGCATGAGGTGGCTGGCATTGGCGGGATCGGCATTGAGGGTTAATGTTGCCGCAGCCGGTGTACGCAAACCCTTTTTATAGGTCCGCGTGCTTCGCTCGCTCAGGCAGGTATCTTCAATCTGGTCGGCGGGGTTTCCGCCGGGCGAAAAGGCAGTGATGCACTCCACTTCGCTTACAGCCCCGCTCGCGAGAACAAAGAGCTGCGTGCCTTGAGTCACTACTGACATAGTTATCTCCGGGTATAAAAAAACCGGCTCACGGCCGGTGTGTTGATGGGTTAACGTTTAACTATCCAGTCAACGTCGAAGGAATAGCGGTAGCGCTTTGTATCCGGGTCTCTCTCCTGCCCACCCCAGCGTGTGATGTACGCGTGTGGCTCGATGGCGTCACGCAGCGCGGCGGCGACGGCGATAACCTCGTCCGCCGTGTCGGCGTACGCATCTACCTGCAGCGTAAAGGAGTCAGCATCCGGCCGGTGAGCAAGATAGTTTTCTGGCGAGCCAGTGACGTTCTGCCAGACCGCATACGGGTAAACGACAGCATCATCCTGCAGGCCGAAGGGGTAAAGGCGCACGGGATCAGCACCGATTAGCGCGGTGACCGCCAGGCTGGAAGCGCAGACAGAAAAGATGGGCGCAATCATGGTGGCACTCCTTTTTTCTGCGCTCGTTTGATGGACCGATCGAGGGATTTTTCGTATTCAGTAGCAAATACGTTTATCACCTCGCTGGCACTATTTTCCGCGGCGGGGCGCATATATGGCTGCGCCCGCACGTTCTCGGTACCGAACTCAATCAGTCGCCAGTGCGGCGTCGGCGCATTTTCACTGAGGTCGGGGTGTTTCTTCAGGACCGCACCATGCAAAACGCCGATCCGGAAACCGAGGTTGCCGGTGGTTTTGAAGAGACGTCCATTCCAGCGCATAGCCACGTTTGCGGCAATGCTTCGCCCGGTGTGAGGATCATCAATACGACTGGCGTTAGCTTTTGCCTTTTCGACAATCACGTTGCCGGCGCGACGCAATGCCGCCCTACCTCCACGCCGACGCAGATCGTCACTGACCGAAGATAATTTTGCCACAAGAGCCTCGACGCCAACGATACTGAAATCAATGCCGTCAGCCATCGTTTATCCCCCGTGAGCAAGGCAGGGTGAGGTATTCCAGACCGCTTTTGTCGTCTTCCAGTACGCCCTGGATGTCGTAGACGCGACCGTGGTAAAGAATACGGTATTTATCGGTGACATCTTCACGCCAGCGGATGGTGATCCGCGTCGTGACCTCATTCTGCCCCGCCTGCGCGGCCACAAAGTCGCGCGCGGACAAATCGGTGACGTTCGCCCACAGTTCAGCCACATCAGCCCAGCCATTAACGACCGCACCGGTGGCCGGACTCTGCGTTTTCACTGGCTTCTGAAGCGTGATCCGTTTATTGAGCTTCCCCGCCTGCATGATCACCCCCTGGGCTTGCTGCTGAGGTAAGTATGCTGTGGAAGTTCAGCGTCACTCTCTTCCGCTACCATTGATTGGTAGATCACCGCCGCCAGAGCCTCGTTTGACTCCGTCAGTCGGTTCATCGCTGCTGTCTGGGCTGCCATTGCGGTCAGCAGCTCTTTTACCTGTTGCTCGTTCATAGGCGATTTTCATCCAGTTTTTAATCCATTCACGGCGGGCGGCACATCCTGAACAGGCCATCAGTGCCACCTCCGGTGGCGCATCAGAAGTGCCTCAACGCCCAGCGGCATTTCCGTGAGGTTCTGCGCTGCCGCTTCACGGTTCGCATACCAGTGACCAATCAGCAAAAGCATTGCGGCCCAGATCCCGGGAGTAAAAAGAACCTCACGGGGAGGTTCTCTGTCTTCAGGTGGCGGCGTCAGGGCTTCCACCAGCGCGCCATCGCAGAACTGCTCAACATAATCGACAGCCGCCGATGCGTAGGCAGCTATAAGCGAATCTTCTACGTCGCTATCAACCCTCAGATGCGTCTTTATCAGCGCCATCTGCTCCGCGCTTATTTCCACCTTTACCCCCAGCTTTGGATTTTTGAGGCTGTTCAGGCTGTTCAGGCTGTTCAGGCTGTTCAGGCTGTTCAGGCTGTTCAGGCTGTTCAGGAGGAGAGCTTTTCTCCTTGCCGGATTCAACTTCAACAGCCAGATGCATTTTCACCAGCGCTTCGCCGATTTCTTTCTTCACCACGCGGGTTTCGCCCTGGGATACCGTACCCAGGTGATAATGCGAGAACATACGGAGAGCTTTAATTTTCATACATTAAACGCGGCCATTACTGACCGCGCCCTTCTGTTATTCGCCGGATGAAACCGCAACATCGCCAGTGACGATAGCTGCAGGACGGTAGTGCGCCAGCGCCAGGCGTTCTTCGCACAGAATGGTCAGCATGTTTTTAACGAAGTTGTCGCGATCCTGGTTACTGATCTCGATGGTGGCATCCATGCGGTCCCACACCTGCGACGCCAGGCCAAACGCGCCGACGGTGAATTTGCCTGCCGCCTGCGCCGTGGTTGACACCACCGGCAGACCCCACAGCACTTTCGAGGCAAACGCCTGCGGGCCGCCCATGATGTAATTGCCGTTGGCGTCTTTCAGCAGCGCGATACGGTGCCAGTCTGCCGGGTTCAGAATGATGCCATCGGCTTCAAACTCACTCAGCGACACCTGGTAGATGGCGTGTGCCAGAACATCGGCACCGGTATCCCCGGTAGCGTTGAGTGCGGTTTCGTAGTCGGTCGCCACCACGTTCAGCCCCTGGAGGTTGTCACCGGTGCCATCCCCGTTCAGCATCTGGTTCTCTTCCACCAGCGCCAGGCCATACATCATGCGGGAGTTGATGTAGGACTGCAGCGCCGGGGCGTCATCCATGATCTGGCGCGACGCCTGGATCCAGTGGGCGATGGTTTTCACGTTCGCCGTTTCTTTGGTGAAGGTGATGTTACTTTCCGGTTTGAGGGTTCCCTCCGCCACTGGCGCCGCAGCGTTGGTGAACACATTTTCACGCACGTATTCCAGCGCGTTACTGGTGATGCGCCCCTGTGCCAGCAGGTCACGGACGGTCAGGCGACGCAGGCCCGGCATCAGGATGCCTGGCTGCTGCTGTGGCAGAACCAGCGCGCCAGCGGAGTTAGAGCCAGAGCCGATCGCTTTGTCGAAGCTGGTCACTTTCGCTTTCGTGCGTGAGCCATCCCAGCCTTTCATCAGGTCTTCGGACACGCGCTCTGCAAAGGACTTCTGGGCGGTCTGTTCAGGCGAGTTGCCAGCCAGTTTCTGCTCAAGATCGAACAGACGGGTACCGGTGGTTTTCAGTTCATCCTGGGCTTTAGCCAGGTCGGTCTGCAGCTGCTTGTTGATTTCGCCGTTCTGGTTGATGGATTTACGCTGTTCCTCGATAAGCTCCTTCACTTCTTTCTGGGAGTTCTCGATCGCTTTTTCCAGGGATGCTAATTCAGACATGTTTTGCTCCGTTAAGGGTTCCGCAGGTTAGCGGCAAAGGAAGATATGCGCTGTGCCAGCGCGTCAATGTCGCCGCCGCCGAACTCGCTTCGGCCTGCGGACTTCACGCGGGCGATAAACGCCTGCGCTTCAGCGCGCGTAAGGCCGACTGAATCCCTCAGCCAGGCCTCCGCGTCACGAATGGTTTTAATGCCGTCGATACTCTTCATGGCGGTTACGCCCGCCAGCTCGTTGGCCGGGAAGGTGCAGACGCTGATTTCCCGCAGGTAAGATATGTTTTTAAAAATGAGGCCGGACGTGCCGACGGTGTAATCGTCAGGGCCGACTGAAAAACCCACCGACATGCCTTCAACCGTGCCATGCTGCATGGCGGCTTTCAGATCCTCGGCCAGACTTAACCCCGGAGTGAGCTGCCCGCGGACAAAAAGCCCCTTCCCGTCTTCGTGCATGGCATCCCATTTGCCAACCGGGATAGCTCGCGTCTGGTGGTTGAAGAACATCGCCACCTTGCGGCTCTGGTTAGCCACCACACCAGCGAAAGCGCCGGGCAAAATAATGTCGCCATCGGCGTCGGTGTTATTGAAAACCGAGGCATACCCTTCAAACGTTCCCTTGCTGCCGTCGCCGGTGAACTTGATTTCGGTCTGGTCGAACGCCAGCGTCTTGTGAATTTCAGGCATCGTGGCCCCCATAAAAATTAAGCCCCGTCATTGCGGGGCTCTTTGTTTGTTCCGAGGTCGGTAATAGGTACGTTCTGCGACTGGCGCGTCGCCACATCACCGCCAGGCAAAGGCGGAAGATTATCCAGTCGCCGCACTTCGTTAACGGTTCGGATCCCTGTATTAACCATGGTTTGCATGAAGGTGGCGCGGCTCGCTGAGTCACCACGGAGAAGGCCATCAAGGTTATGCTCGGCGTGCAGCCTTCCCTGATCGGATTCTTTTACCAGCCAGCGCTCTATGCTGTATTCCCAGCGATCGAGATAGGGCTTCAGGGTGTACTGGAGAAAGCCGAGGTTCTGCTGCTCAATGCCGCTGCCCCATGAAGTTGTTTTTTCAACATCACCAACCAGGTGCGGCGGAACACCATAAAAGCGCGCAAGCTCTGCCACCTGAAACTTTCGGGCCTCAAGCATCTGTGCGTCCTGCGGCGAGATACCGATAGGCTGCGAGGTGAACCCGCTCTCAAGGATCCAGAGGCGTTTTCTCACCGGGCCACCGGCAATCTCCTTAAAGTTTTCCTCCAGCTGCCCGCGCTGCTCTTTAGTCAGCACCTTGCCGTCAGTCATCAGGATTTGCGGTGACTTCGCGCCGTTGGCGAAAAACTCCCGCTGGTTATCTTCCATAGCAATCGCCACGCCTGCAGATTTGGCGCTGAACGCCAGCGGCGATAACCCGACCAGCCCGTTAAAGCCGAAGCCTTTCAGGTGGAAAATCTCCTTTGGTTTAAAGTCCACATACTCGCTGTCGCGCCGGTACCGGTAGATAACATTTTTTCCATCGAGCCGGACATCCATATTCGCGCTCATCAGCGGAAGCAGGCTGATGACATCGCCGACGCTGTTACGCTCCACATGCGCGTAGGCATTGCCGTAGGCGCAGAGTTGCATTGTCATCGCTTCGCGAAACTCCAGCGCGGTCATGAAGTTGTTGGGCCGGAAGCGAAGAAGCTTCGCCAGCGGGTTCTGGTTGTCGACTTTCTTTCTCTGATTATCGATGGTTTCAAAAACATCCAGCGGTAACGAGGCTGTTACGGTGGAGATGAGCCGGATACAGGCCCATACGGTGCTGATCGACATGTTGCGTTCATCGCTCACCACCGATTCCCCGACAGTGCCGTGAGCGGATGTGCCCGCCATCTGCGAGCCATTATCCGGTGAGACCAGGCGGCCACCGGTCAGAATAGAGGCCATGCGCGCCCAGAATGGCGATCGCGTTCGCAGGTCAATGCTGTAATCGGTATCTGCCATTTTTAAACGCTCAAAAAGTTGTAAATGAAATCGTTAACGTCGCCAGGGTCTTCCACCTCATCACTGGTCTGCGCGCCGATAGACATGGCCAGCGCCACCATGCCGTCAATGCGGCCGCTCGACTTGCCTTTAACAAACTTGCGGTTACCGGCGGGGTCGGTGATTACCGTGGCGTTTTTGGCGCACATTTCGAGGATTGGGTGGTTGCCATGCTTCAGCTGCGCGCCGAGCAGTCTGGCTTCCAGTTCCCTGAGTGCAGGCGACATGGAGACAAAACCCTGGCCGAATTCCACGAACCGCTCAAGCTCCGCCTCAGTGAAACCGGCGTCGATAAGATGCGGACGAAGGAATCGCATGTTGTAACGGTCGAACGCCAGTACCCTGACGTTACAGATATCAAAAACGCGCCGCAGCTCCCGGGCAATAAAGGCATACTCAATAGCTTTCCCGGGTGTCGTATTCAGCCAGCCCTGCCTCGCCCAGATGTCATAAGGCACACGATCGTTACGTGCCTTATCCGCCAGACCTTCCTCAGGTAGCCAGAATTTACAGTGCACATCGCCCTGGGTTGTGTTGAGCACCAGCGCGGTGAGGTCCGACACGCTGGAAAGGTCCAGCCCGCCCCAGACGGTAGCGCCTGCCAGTTCGCCGGGTTCCTCTTTGTTCATGTGCCAGACGGTCTGGCTGACGAACGGGCTTTTAGCCTCAACCCTACGGTTCAGTACAAGGTTCTCAAATTCAGCCTGTCGCGACGGCAGGCGCTTGGCGCTGGCGGCCATATCCAGCACTTCTTTCTGGTTCATGAACACATCGAAGGCCGGGTTTGCCAGCCTGATGGCTTCAACAGAGAAAGGATCGATATCTTCCGGCGCGGTCTGGAGCCTGACCACCGTTCGCGGATCTGCACCGGTCAGACCATCATCAATCAGCAGGCTGAGCAGATCGCTCGCATCGGGTGCCTGGGTGCTGATGATCACCGAGATAGGGTTATCCTGAGCAGCGGTCGCGGTTTCCAGCGCTTCATAAAGCGGGTCGCGCGGTCCACGCACCTGGCCCAGCTCATCGTGGGCGACAAATCGCGGCGAGAAGCCGTAGGCCGTGGTGGCCTCTGCGCTCAGTGCGCGGTAATAAGAGCCCAGCTCAGGGCAGTGAATTTCTTTCGCCGAATCCTTGATCGCCACATACTGCATTAGCACCGGGTTCATCCGGCACATCTTTGAGGCTAGGTTAAACAGAATGGCCGCCTGGTCACGCGAGCGCGCGGCAGAATAAAGCTGCGAGTTCGGCGCCGCCTCCGGCCCCACCAGGTAGAGCAGCATCAGCATGGCGGTTTCAACGGTTTTGGCGTTTTTGCGCCCGCGGCTGATAATTGCGCGACGGGTACCATGCTTGTTGTCAAAGATAGCCCTGAAGTCGTCCTTCATGAACTCAGCCATTTTCAGGGGCTGGCCGACGAATTTACCTTCAGGAATAACAATATTTCTTTCGCACCAGAGGATATTCCTCTCGGCTCTTGTCAGAGTTTTTTTAGCCATCAAAGAGCCTTATTCAATTTCCCAGGGTTTTCTCTCCCGTGGCAAATTGTTGTTGGCACGGCCTACCGTTTTAGGATCGGCAGTCGCCTGCCGGGTGATCCGCAGCCGCGTCGCCAGTGAGGACGCAGAGCGCACTTCGCGTTCGCGCATGGTGAGCAATTTGTCATAGCGCTTCAGTCCATCATCCCGGGCCAGCCACTCCAGCTCGAACTCTTCAATCTGGGTGGTTAAGAGCCGCGCCTGCACCACATGTCGGCAGTACATTTCCAGCATATCGCGGTGCGTTTCGGTAAATGAGCTGGCCGGGTTGTCATTGACCAGCCGGACCCAGACGTTTATCTCCGGATCGCTCAGATGGATGGACGGTTGTAGCCTGCTTTCAGCCAGTGCCGGCAGCGAGACAGCAGACGTCGCAGCCAGAGACTTTCTGCCTCGCTGTGCCATCGCGTTTTTCCTTTTTTTCTGGACGTTTTTAAAAATGAAACTGGGAGCGCGGTCTTTAAGATGTTGCCGCCAGAGTTTTACCCCTCCCCCCTGCCATCACATCACCGAAGTGAGAATTAATCTCACTTTTCAATGATGTGCAGGTTTTCGCGGGACAGGCTGGCAGGCACCAGTCGTTCACCGATACCGAGCGGCAAGGTCAGGCTGACAGTCGGCAGCGTCTCGCCCACCGAGTGGCTGAAGGAAATACCAGTGACAGTGTCGAAGCTAATACCGTCGATGCTCAGCTCTATTAGCTTGCCGTCGTGGTATTCAATCTTTAAATCTTTCATGCATTGCTCCTGTTACCAGATAACACGGCCTTCATTGTCGAACTCAGTGACGGTTCCGCCCTTCTCCATGCGTTGCTTTACGGAGTCGTGGCAGCGCTTGCATAAACTTTGCAAATTTTCCGGGTCATGGAAGAGAGTCTCATCACCCTTGTGCGGGGTGATATGGTCGACGATAGATGCGGATATCACCTGATTTCGCCTGAGATGAAACTCACACAGCGGTTGTTTCTGAAGCTGGTGATGACGGAGCCGGTACCAACGCTTGGTGTTATAGAGGCGGTGCCAGGGTGAAGTGGATGCCATATTCACTCCAATAAAAAAGCCACCAGCAGTTGCCAGTGGCTTACTTTCTAAAATTTAATGATAATTACCGCATGAAATAATTTTCAATCTAAGCGCATGTCGCAGCAACCAAGTAGAACTAATTGTTTTATAGCTGCACAAACCTCAAAGAAAGGCCTGTTTCCATTAAGATCTTCAACAGAGAATTTTTCCTCTCCATTCTCTAACTCGACAAATAGCCTGCCTTTATCTTTCCATAGTGCAACGGAAACTACATAGTAAGGTCCGCCGCCAAATTTAGAATCATCAACTATGGTAGAGATTTTAAAATTCAACTTGTAATCATCATCCAAATCAAAGCCACTGACAGGAACTTGTTGAAATAATTTTTTTTCATTGTGGTAACCAACGGCAACATACGGATGAGGCACATTATTGTCATCTAACCATACTTCTGATGGCAACGATAGAGAATCGATATACTCTGCAACCAACGCTCGTGCAGCTTCCTGCAATTCGCCTTTACGGCTACTATATTTATCGAGAAAATCTTTGCGACTCTGCTGAATGTCTTTGAATGTAATGTGCATTGCTTTCTCCACGCATTGATAAAGGATGAGTATTTTACCTTGCCTAAAGAAAATTCACTCATCTCAAATGCATAGTTTGCTTGCATTATCACAGGCACTCAGTGAATGCTTGCTGCATTGCGCTATCCCCTACAGAGGATATTTGAGATTTATCCGCCAGAGGGGATATGCATTATCGAAGCCCCTCAGTGAAGAGCTTCTGCAATGCCTTTTACGACTCTTCGGAAGGGAAAAGGATGAGGGTCTCCTTCGCTTCCTGAATTGCCTTGGTCGTACGGGCAACCAAACCATTTTCGCTGGTTACGCGATTGAGATGTTGAATGAACAACTGATACTTCAACTGGTCGTCTTCAACGAACTTGATGGCTTCTGCTGCTGCAGCGGTATCAAAGTTCACGGCCGATAACAGACCGAAGCGGATCTGCTGTGATGGGGTTAGTTCGGCGCTTGCCATATGTGCTCCTGTTGTGATTAAACCATTATCAAGCCCACCAGCAGATGGGCTTTGTAATGGCTAGCAATCAGCGTCAGGGCGAGCAACGGCACGACAGGCCCACATACACGCTTCCTGTATTTTGGTGCGTGCAATAGACAGGCAGCGCAGGGCGTCATCAATCTCACGAGCCTGCTCAACACTCAGCATCGCCGGACCATTGCGAACAGCGAGCAGCTCACCGCGCTCGGTATCAAGCAGACTGCAAAAATGACGACTAACGCCCTTCAGGCGGTTCATGCGCTCAATGTCGCCTGGCGTTAACGTGCGGTAGCCCTTAACGGTACTGCCGTCCTGTGGTTTTGCTTCGCTCATCGGTTGCTCTCTTTTTGGCGGGTATGGAAATTTCCCCGCGATTGAATGTGAACACAGCAGCATGATTTACTCCTGTTTTTGGCAGTTCGCCTGCCACGCTTTGTTATGCGCCAGGATGTCCTTCTTCGTCTGGCGGTCCAGCACATCAATGTCGTGATCGGTCAGGTAGATTGGCTTTACCCAGTGACAGGCGGTATCAACCACCACCGGGGCGCTTCCACGAGTCATGCAGCTCGCGATCAACATCGTCATCAGGCATATGGTTAACAGTCTGCTGTACATTGCTGGCCTCCTTGGTTACTTCAACGCGGCGTTCTGCTGCTGCGACCGTTGCCGCGGCGTTATCTTCGGTGCGCTGCTGATCAGCCTTTGCTTCCGCTTTGCTGGTGCCGCGTGAATGGCCTAATCCAAATGCGCCAGCGATAGCAGTGATCACCGCTGCAGCCAGCCCAATAATCACTTCGATACCCATCTTGACCTCACAACAGAACGGACTTAGCCAGGTTGAACAGAGCGCGCCGTTTATCCAGGCCGTTACGTCCGCCATTGATGATCAGCGTGACGCGCTCAACATCGCCCGAATAAAGCAGGCAACTGTGGGACACGTAAAACCATGCAGCTGATCGCGCGGCATAGGCATCCTGCTCCAGCAGCTCGGGATGGGTTACCAGATCCAGCTTCAGCACCTGACCGCAGTTACGGTAGTTGCTCAGGCCTGTGATCTGCTTCAGACCGCGGCCCCGGTATTTCCAGCCGTCACCAGCTACCTGATTGCCCAGGTTCTTTTTTCCCCACTCTCCGCCATACACCAGATTGGCGATGGCTTTCTGGTTAGCTGGCTGCGTGGCCGTTCTGCCGAGAGCTGCGGCCTGTTGTGCTGTGATGCGGTGCTTACCGAACACTGACACCAGACTGTCTGCCGCATAGTTCAGGTTTTCCACCAGCCGGGCAAAGCCACCGGACTCATGGCCTATCTGTGCGATGAACATGGCCTGATCGAGCGGCGCGGTAATCCCGAACTCTTTCATAGCTGCGTCGATATGCGGATACCAGCGCGCAGCTAACCCGGCGCTTATACCAGCCGCCTTCTGAAATTGTGTTTGGTTCATTATTGCCTCAGATGATCAACCAGGCGCGCAACGTTGCCTCTGACGGCCACCAGCACGGAAAGGAAAATGACGTTAGCCCCAATGGTGGCCCACGATGAATGAGGGTATATGCCGCAAAGATAGGCTAACGGCACCGCGCTATACGTGACAGTAATCAACCACGCCAGGCGGGAAACCCACGGGCGATGCCGTGAATCCCCCCGTCGGTAAAACATTAGAGTCAGCACTACGCCAGCGCAGAGTAGCGCGTTGATAGTTGCTGTCGGGTCATTTAGAACCACCTGAACCTCCCCGGCGCGTTATCAGCGCCACCAGCGAGCCGACATCCTGGTTATTCAGGAACGTC